TACTCTAGACCACATTGGTTTATATAACGGTTAGTTCAATCCGTTTCAATCACTTGATAAAATTAAACCAATCGGAATTATGCCGAATTCGCCGAACGAAAAATATCAAAACTATAAAGTCAAATTACAATGCTGTGATTTTCATTTCAATTGTCTACAAGACACATTTACTGTTTAGAAAAACGCAAATAACAAAATGAGCAGACAAGTTGGTCAAAAGTGGAAAGCACCAAAACAATTACAAGCACCAAGAAATGCGTTTACAAACAACAACAGAAATCCGAAAGCTAATGGCCGCAGTGCGCCACTTGCAACCAGAGGATTCGGTGATATGGGAATACTAAAGAACAGAGAGAAGAAGTTCTTCGATCGATCAACATTAGGTGCACCAACGGGAGTGTCAACCACACCTGTAGCATATTTACTCCACAATCCTGCACAAGGTGCTGACTATAACCAAAGAATTGGAAGAAAGACAGTTGTCAAATCTATTTACATCAGAGGACGGATGTTTGTTGAACCCGTGGGTTTAACTCCACTACCTGCAGACCAATGGTGCCCTGGTCAACAAGCAAGACTTATTGTTTTCATTGATTATCAACCAAATGGAGCAACCCCCGCTTTAACTGATTTACTGAACTCTGCGGATCCTGCTTCTCAACTGAACGCAGACAACAGAGATAGATTTAAAGTGGTTAAAGATAAAGTCTTTACATTTGGACCCGTTTGTGTGTCTAATAGTGACCTCGTTTCATCAGAAAGGAGCTATCAAGACTTTAAGTTCTTCAAAAAGCTCAATCTTGAATGTATTAACAACAGCACATCAACGAACGCCATTGCAGATATCCAATCAGGAGCATTATTCGCTTATTTCATTGGAACGAATGTTGCTGGATCAACAGACTTGGTCAGTGTGTGGACATCAAGAACAAGATATGAAGATATGTGAGCATGCAAGCAGCTCAAGTCTAGATCTACAGCAGTAGATCAGTGCCCATAATCATGGTCAAATGTACACTAAAGTGTCCCCTATAATTTAAAGCTAATAAAAGCCAATTTTGAGTCTACAACATTTCATTATTTACACTTCATGTTCAATTATCAACGCTTTCAACAAGACGAGAGAGAACTAAAATTCTGTTACACTAACATCGGTGTCAGTTCGCTATCTTGGGTTGGACAACGATTTCCAGTCAATAGGATACCACGTGGATATGATAATGTCAACCAGCGAACTGGCCGAGTTATAACACAACACTTCTGCAAATTACGAGGTTTTCTTCAATTACAAAAGACAGAAGATATACCTTGGACAGGTCCAAATGGGGACTTCTCCCCCAGTCAAATCACACGGTTAATGATTATAGAAGATCTACAACCAACGGGAGCGGGATTTACGCTGACGGACCTATTCCAAGAAACACCAAGTCAATATGCATTACCAAGTGACTTCAAATTCAGCAACATCAATCGATTTAGAATATGGTTTGACAAAAGTTATCCATTTGATGCATTTGCCTATAAGACAGGTGTGATAGAAGGTTTTGTGAATAGGACGATCTATTGGATTGACGAAGACATTGATCTGCATGGTTTACAGACTGTTTACGGTGCATCACCAGGAGTGGATATACTGACTAGTTCATTAACATTCGTTGCAGTTTCAACAGCTAACACACCACCTGTGGGTGGAACACAAAACGGGACAAGTGGAAGTTTCAGGTGTACAATTGGATTCTATGATGATTAAATAAACCTTACATTTCATTGCATGTTTACTAGAAATAACCACACTTTTATGAGTCCCAGACCATAGACGCTTCGCGTCCCCTAAAGCAACCCTACCCGCCGCGGCGGCGGAACCCTAATAACGGAGCGATGGGTTAAACGAAACCCTAATGTTACTAGAGCTTATGATGGGTTGTTATCCCTAGTCTCCATGTCGCTTACGCTCCCTGTTCGCCTATGGATAATCATGCGCTTTTGAGGAGGCTTAGCCGTTACAAATTGACCTGTTTGTTACGTTATAACATTGTGTGTTGTTGTTTACTTAAACTCATTAACGCAATGCACAATAGTTATATTACATGATATAAAGCTGAGAAAGTTGTGTTAGAGTATAAATATGAGTTTATTTGTTTTAATTCTAATAGTTAAATTTTTAGAAATTATTTAGTATACTAATATCAAATTAGCAATGTTTAAAATTAAGTTAGCAAGGAAACTTAAGTATTCTATTACTTGTTATTATATAACCGTTATCGTTTTGTCAAACTTCCAATATTGTTTATTTTTTACCATTTGTCTACAATATGCTTTTACTGTTTAGAAAAACACGAATAACAAAAATGATTTTCTCAAGTCAATTAATAAACTTTATTAACTAGTATTCAAATATCAATGAATTAGTATATTAATATTCATCGGATGAAATGTCTTCTTCGGGGTCTGAATCTCCAATGTCTAAGACCTCCATTGTCTCCATTGAGTCTTCTTGAGATAACTCCTCAGAACACACCAAACTATCAGGTTCGATATCCTGGATATCACTATCTTCATCACTGTTGGTAGGTACTGAATTATCTTCATCTTCCATGGAATCTGGGGATTCTTTCATGTCATCTGAGCTTTCTTCTTCACCTGAACTTGTGGTCCTCGAATATCTATACTTCGCTTGTTGAGCTTTTCCTTTAATGCGGTTAACGATACTCTTTCTCCGGTTCTTAATGAACCTGTTGGAAGGTGGTGACTTGACGATAACTGAAGGTCTTTTAGGTGTAGCAAACACCAACGGAGGGTCAGGGAAGTGTGGATTAGTCGGACGTAACTTAATAGGCTTCATCTTTTCATAATCTTCAACTGACATTGCCTTGCATCGCTTTAAAGCTTCAGTCTTTGCTCCTATAGTCGGTTTATCCTTGAGTTTATTCTTTTGAGCTTCCTCTTCAGCTTCAGCAACCAATGCATCGAGCATTGTGCATTCATCGTCCGAAATCACTTCCACAGGAATCTCTGGTGTTGATTCCTTATCTATCTGAGCTACCGCTTCATTAATCTTTACTTGTGCAATTGCATTCTGTTTCTTGAATGCGTTCTCAATGGGATTATCCCATAGTTTACGATCAACGTAAACTTCCTTGAATCGACGGAGAAGAGCAGACATCGTGGCAGGTTCACTTGCCCAAATATCCTTTATGCGATACTGCGAAGTGATAACTAACTTACGTGGTCTAACAACAATCGTTGAACCTTTGACCTCTGCAAGATGTGAATAACGATCAGCCCAAATCTTTAAGTGATATCCCATGTAAGCATGATTAGGATCAACATCATCAATGATCACATTAGCTTCTCCTTGATAACCATCCCACCACTTGTTGGGCAACTTCAAATAAGCATTAGGATAGTCAGTTCGCGCTTTCATCGTTTTGCCCGCACCAGATGCTCCATATAGCCACACTCCGCATGGTTCATCCAAATCAGCAAGAGGTTTCATGTGATCAACTTTAATTGACTTCAAATTGCGATAAGATGTATTCCACACTTTAGGATACTTGATATCGATCTCGGCTAAGTTACCTGCCTTTGCAAGGTCATTGATTAATCGCCATTTAACTTCGTTAGCTTTAGCACCAAGACGTTGAGGATCCTCAGGTAATGTCCCCTTTTCAATAAAATCACCTTCTTTCTTGCAATAATCGGATGCTTGCTGGTTTGTTCCCTTTGCAATCTCCCAATGCGCTTTGTCATTAAGCTCTTTCACTTGCGTTAAATACTTTTGATTTTTAAAACAGATGAATCCCTGGTGATGAGGAGTTCCAGTACCAGGAGCAATCTCTTTGCCGTATATGTGATACAATTGGGTGGTTTCATTCCATGGAATAGGAAACTCGGGGTTGTTAAGCGTATAGCACCAACGGTTGGCTTTTGGATTAGTTCCTGCTTTTCTTCTTGCTAATCCGCCTTTAAGGATACTTGGAGTTTGTGTAGTAGACATTAGTTAAATTATAGCTGTCAGTGGTCTAGAGGTAATACTA